TGCTTGTGCCATTTTTTAATTTTTTTTAAATAGTTTAACGTTTTTTAATTTTTAGTCCTGAACTAAAGTCTCCGGCATCTTGTAATACTTTAAACTTAGTCCCAACTGTTGATGAATCTACTTTGCTTCTGACGTCCATATTTATATTTTTCCCATCTTGTACAACTTCATTTACTGCATCGGATTTACCCTGCTCGTAAAAGAATTTTGCATACTTTTCAGGATCCATAGCCATATCCATGGCTTTATGGTAATCAGCAGCATTATTCAAAGATCCTTTGTCATCAATATGCTTTGAAATAAAATTGTTAAGGTTACTATTCTTCTCCATAACTCCTTTAGGGTCTTTGGGATTAAAAACAACTTTCTTTTCTCCTACGTTAAATTCAAAACCTTTGAATTCGTTATTGAATAGTTTTTGTGTTTTTTTGTCAAAGACAACACGTTGATTATCTTGAATCTCTTTGTTTTTTTTAGATTCCTCTTGGTACTTATTGTAATTACTAAATGCATCTTTATATTCTTGTGGCACATTCTCATCACTTGACTCAAGTGGAGATTTGTATTTTTCCTTCAGATTATTAAAATATTCTTTAGCTTTAAATAATTCTTTTTTCTTTTCAAGTTCTTTTACTTTCTTCTGAGATTCAGTATCAACAGAATCATTAGAATTAAACTTCTCTTCTATTAAAAAAGATACATCCTCATCGTTAAGACCTGGATTCGTTTCTTTATAATATTGAACAAGAAGATCATTTTGATTTGATTCATCAAAATCTTGCTGTAACTTCATATAATCTTTTAAACCTCTTTTGGTTTCTTTCTTATACTCAAGATACTTCTCAATCTCTTCAGGTAGTTCCTGAACTTTACTTTTTTCTTTATTTGAAAGAACGTCTTCTAAAGAATCTATATCCAACTCATACTTATCAGTTAAATATGAACTTAATATTTCCTCTTTAGTTAGTTTTTTTTCTTCTTTTTTATCAGAAGATTCTTCTTTTTTTTCTTCAGCTTCAGGAGCTTTTTCTTCTTTATTATCCTTTGTTTCTTCTTCTGGTTTTTCTTCTTCTTCCTTTTTCTCTTCTAAAGGTTTAGAAAAATCAACCTTAAAATCAACATCTACTGATTGGTCTGTACTGGTATCAACCCCCTTATTGGTTAGGTCTACCTTTATTGTGTTATCACTCATATTATATTAAATTAAAATTTACGTTACAAAAATAAACTAAATTACAACATGTTTTGTTGATTCATTTGTTGCATCATTCCAGCCATTGGATCTTGATTAGGTTGTTGAGGTTGTCCACCCATTGTAGGCATCTCTAATCCACCTAATCCTTGTTCTTGTCCTTGAGGCTCTTGTCCTTGACCATTTTCAAAATCAGTTGGTGGTAAGTCTTTTTTTCTTTGACTTATCATTTTACTTTGTTGAGAAGCTTGTTTTTCTGTTCTTTTATCTTTTCTATCTTCCTTTTCACCTTCTCTACTTGAAAAACCCTCTATCTCTAATTTCTTTAATTCCATTGCGTGTTCGAACTTCATTTGTTCTAACTCCTTCTCTAACTTAGCTTTTACCTCTAGTTTCTGAAGATCCATTTTATTTGTCATTTGAAGCATTTGAGCTTCAGACTGAGCTTTAATATTATTTTCTTGAGTTCTGGCTTGAGCAGCAGATTGAGCAGACTGAGAATTAGCTTCAGTTTGCATTTTAGTTTTCTTCTCCTCAAGAGACATATCGTTTTCTTCTTTCCTTGCTTTTCTTACCTTAAGTAACATATTAGCTAAATGTAAATTATTAACCATTCTAAGGTCAATAACATCATCTAAATCTATCTTACCAGATTGTAATGCTAATTGTATATTTTGCTCTAGCAATGATTTTTCTTCTTCATCTGGCTCTAATTCTATATAAATACCAAAATCATGAAGATGTAAGTTTTGTATTTCAGAAATTACCTGAAAGTTGTTTTTACCAATCATCTTAGCAAAGTCTTCGCTAAATGAAGAGTATTTTAATATATCAGATATTCTATAAGATAAAGCAGTACATAATTCTTTAGTGATATTTATACCAGCCTGAACAACATGCCTAGTTGCTGTGTTGCTATTTAAAGCCGCTAATTTCTGAACACCTACCAAAGAGTATTGATCTGGTGAACTTCCATCTCTAGCTTCATTAATGCCTGTAGCAGCTCTAATCATATTAAGCTGATAGTTATACATGTTAATTAAACTAGATATTTTAGCATTAGACCCACTACTTGTTAATTCTTGTATTGGAACTCTAGCATTATTAAATTCTCCATCTTCAGTATAACTTCTACCTATAACACTACCTGTTTGGAAGTACATAGATAAAGCTTCTGAAGGATTATATGACGCTCCGTTTCCTAAATCAACACTATTTAAACCATCGGCATCTATAAAAACCCCATCTGGAATCATTTTAGATACTACTTGTTGTAACTTAAGGTGTACTAATTGTATTTGATCAGCAAAAGGAATCATTCTTTTAACTAAAGAATCAACTTTACCTTTTGTCATTTTAGGTGCAGATAATAAATAAGGTGCACAAGTTTTTTGAAAAGCAGACTTTGGCCTAACCATATTCTGCATAAGCTCCCACTTGATAAGTTTATTACTTCCCAACACCATAACTCCTTCATACCAAACATCTATTCTTCTAGACGCCTTTACAAATCTTTCTGTTTCTCCTTCTGGATTAAAAGAAGAATCTTTTTTTATAGGTTTTTGACCACCATTTACGGTTTCTTTTATTTTATATACAATTTCTTTATCTGTTTTGTAACAGAAATATAATAAAGAAACGTTAGAATTATCTGATCCACCAGATTGATTTACTGTTGATTTAAACCCATCAAGTCTACTTGCTGTTTTAGCTAAATCTTCTAACTCTTCTTGAGTTAAATTAGGATTTATCTTTTTTAATTCAGTAACATGAGAATTTTTTACCTCTCCATAATAATAACAATCCTTAAAAGAAGGATCTTCTGTTGGAGAATATATTAAATTAACTGGATCTACGTATTCTATTCGAACCCCATCATGAACATCAAAACTATGCTTAATAGCTGATATACCTAAAACTACATTATCCTCTGTAGTTCTTTTAGATAACTCTTCATAATCGTTAAGCTCTAGCAATGAGTTTATAGCTGTTTCTTCTGCTATCTCTATTCCTTGCTTATATTTAAGCTTCATGTATAAACCTAGTTCTTCAGTAGTTCTAGGCAACTCACCTTCTTCGAAATTAAATATATCAACTCCAGTTTGTTCTTTAAGCTCTTTTAATGGCTGATAAGCAATCATATCTGCTTCCATCTCCTTTCTAAAATCCTCTCTAATTTCACTAGAGTAAGAATCTACAGCTTCAACTTTAACATCGTATAATCTATTAGCTATTCCGTTAACTACTATATCTACATATTTAGGTATAATAGCCACAGGAGTCCAATCTAAATTTAGATAAGATAAATCTCCATTAATAGATAATTCGTTTTTATATTTTTCTACTGGCTGTTCAGCCCTAGCATAAAGTCTCCTTAACAAGTATTCAGATCTCATGTCTCCATATAACGAAGACCCTCTGTCTCTCGAAAACCATTCTGATTCAATTGCCTGACCTACACGAAGACCATACTCCAATGTTTCTTTTTCTTTATCTGGAGCAAATTGATTAGGGAATCCTGTTCCAGAAGTGAACTTTGGGTTATTTATCATATCTATGTAATAATTTCACTAACAAAACCTTTGTTACTGTACTTTGCAAAGTTAACATTTATTTGATCACGTTTTTTTACTTCCCTGTTCTTATTACTTTGATTAGCCATTATAGCAAACCCTGAACTAACAGTAGCATCAAACTTAGTTCTATTGTTAATATCGTAGTTAGACCAGTCTAATAGAGTTCTATTAAAAAACATATTCCCACATGATCCAAAATCAACATCTTCTTGATTAGTTATAACACCAACATTATTTTCGATGTAGCTTTCTATAGCTTCAGCGTGTACAGAAATTACAGCAGAAGAAGAAGGAATCCCACCTAATTCTTTTTCTGATTTAGAAAGTATATTCCTATGCTTATCAGGTCTGTTTAACGAAAACCCCCTGTAACCTCGCTCTTTTAAATAGTATAGTAATCTAGGTTTGTTGTTTTCTACAAGTATAGGCATACCATAGTAATGAAGAGACATTAAAACATCTTCATAAAATATTTCAGCAGTTGGAGGTCTAGATATATATTCTAAAAAAAACATATTAGTTGGAGCATCATCCATATGAAACTTAGTCATTCCAGATAAAGACCCTTTAGATCCACCACCACCTACAGTTCCTGATATATCATATGAATCACATCCAAAAGAACCCATGTGAATGTTTCCGGGATGTTTTTTATTTCCTTTCACAATCACGTTATTCATAAGACTAGGTGAAGGCATCCATGAAATATAAAATCTACCTTTATTATCTGGAGCCCAAACAACTTCTGTATCTCTTTCTCCATTCTTCCAATGAAAATTACCTCTCATTATATTGCTTTTAACAGCAAAAGAATCATTGTAATCTATTTGTTCATATAACCTAGTAAGATTAAATAAAGTGTTTTTTGATTCATCTCTAAAAGCATGAGACTCTGTTTTAGGAAACTGCCTATAAAATTCATTTAAAGCATCTGAATCATTTTTTAAACCATCAACCTCATTATCCCAACTCTCTAATACCCCGGAGTCTATAACATCTCCATAAGAATCTAAGACCTTACTATCTGGAGCATCAAATACAGGATGTCCGAACTCATCTATATATCCTTCAAAATTCCATTCCATAGGAATAAATAAACTATAAAGTCCAGACTGAGTTTGTCCATTTTTATTTCTTTGTGTAGCGTCAGAGTTTTCGTAAAGTTTTTTAAAGTTTCCACCACCTTTTTCTAAAGCATTGGAAGTAGATCCCATCATACATTTACCTATAACCCTAGAACCTAACCTTAATGTTGTTTTTGTAACCCTCCAGTTGTTGAGGATGTTTTCTGGTTTCTCCCATTTACCCGCTTCATCATGGACGAGGAGGGATAGTTTCTCTCCATCATAGGAGTTGTCCCCTGTATTTTTCCAGTCAATGGTTGTGTCCAGCCCTTCCATTTCTTGAGGCTTATCTTTTGAATCGAATCTTTTTCTTGTAAATTTGGATGCTGGTACTCTATATGCGAGTTCCGTCTTGGGACGATCC